CCCTTCGTAAAAAAGCACCTCGTAGCTGATCAGCCCGCATACAGCACTGATCGCACCATGAAGCAAAAACTCTCGCCATGTGAAAGCCTTTCCTTCCTGTACCTTCAGCAGGTACGAAAGCCAGCCGCAGATCGTCGCAAAACCACCTGCGGCGGCTAATATCTGGCCGTCACTTAAATCTCTGTATGGCATATAACCTCCCGCATGCCTTGAGTCTCTAACGAGACTTCAAGCACACGCGCACAAAAAAAAGCCCCCGAGACATAACCTCGAGGGAGCTTCAGGTTGGTTTCAAATCGGACGGGGAGCAGTCACCTGGGCCACACGCGCACGTGAAGACATAGCCCTTCCAGAAACCGCTCTTTGTCTCATTACAGCAACAGGGTTACTACCTATTTTCATCTCATCAATAAAACACCTCGTTTTCGTATTTCTCCATATTTTTCAACAAGTTAAAGGAAGGAAGGAAGGAAGGAAGGAAGGAAGGAAGGAATTGCGAACTTTTTCCCCGCCTCGTAGGATGCCCTCAGGCTTCTGACAAAAGCCTCTTTCACTCACTTTCTTTGGGATTCTTTACCATGTTCAAGAAATCTCTCGTTGCTGTTGCCGTTCTCGGCGCAGTTGCTTTCTCCGCTCAGGCTGCTGATGTTCAGCTCTATGGTCGTATCGACACGGGCGTTCGCTATACCAATATTGATGCTGACGTTGCCAATCAGGATGATGTCTCCAAGTTCGAAATGTCCTCTGGCAACTACACGGGCAACCGCTTTGGTTTGAAGGCCACTGAAGACCTCGGCAATGGCATGAAGGTCGGCTTCGTTCTTGAGAACGGCTTCAACTCTGACGACGGCGCTCTCAAGACCACGAATAAGCTTTTTGACCGCGAAGCCAACCTCTTTGTAACGAGCGACTTCGGTACGCTGTCCGCGGGCCGCGTTGGCATCCTCAATGGTACGGCTGGCTCCTATGCCATTGGCAACTTCAACCCGTTCGGCACTGGTTGGGGTGATGTCGGTAACCAGAGCTTGCTCTGGGGCGCCGGTTTCGATTCTCGTTATGACAACATGTTGACCTATGTCACGCCTGATTTTGCGGGCTTCAAGGTCTACGCCCAGTACTCCTTCGGTGAAAACGGTCACGAAAACAAGTCGTCCACGAACCGTTACGCGGCTCTCGGTGCCACCTACACCGTTGGCGGCCTCAATGTTATCGGTATTGTTGATACGATCAATAAGAAGTCTTATGACTCCACTACCAAGACGACCAGTGATGTCGATGACACGTATCGTGTTACGGTGGGCGGTTCTTATGACTTCGGTATGGTCAAACCCTTTGTTGCCGTTGGCTACTTTAAGGACGGCAAGATCGGTGACTTGCTCGGCACGTGGGCCGCAGAGGCCAACCACAAGGCCAATCTTGACCGCTACTATGACGGTTACGGCTTGACGCTCGGTGCTTCTATGCCTGCTTTCGCCGGCACGGCTCATGCCATGGTTGGTTACATGGATGCCGAATATGCTTCTGAAGCAAACGGTACTGTCACGTCGGGCCGCCAGATCGATGTCACCCGCTTTGTCCTTGGTGCTGGCTACGAATATCCGCTCTCCAAGCGTACCCTTGTTTATGCCGACCTTGGCTACTTTAAGGATGAGGTCGATGCGGCAAACGATAAGTTCGACTATAAGCCTGAAGCCTATCAGGCCGCTGTTGGCCTCGTCCACAAGTTCTGATCGAGCACTTACTACGAAGGCGTGACGTTCTAGCGAGAGACCTTCTGTCACGCCTTCACCGCCCGTAAGATGCGCCCCCGCTGGATGCCTCATTTCCATGCGGGGGCGTTTTTGTATCTCTCCTCAGAAAAGGACGTTGTACAGCCACGTGCAGAGCACCCCAGCAATGAAGCCGACCGGTCCCCAGAAGAGGCGCGTCTTGCGACGGGTCTCCGCATCGAGCAGAGCCTTCTGGGCTTCCACCTTGGCGATGAGCTCGTCCGTCACTTCCTCGACCTTGACGCCGAGCTTGTCGAGCCACTCCTTCACTTCTTCTTTCGTCATTTCAGTCACCTTTTCCTTGAGCGCATCTTTCAGCGCCTTGACAATCAAATTCCACATATGAAAACACCGCCCGAAGGCGGTGAGATAAAATTACGGGTACATCCCCTGCTTACGGCTTGCTTGGCAACCGTAGTCCATTTTGCATCCATATCAAATATGTTTTACCCCCCCCCCGCACACCAAACTTCATTGTTAACAGCTTTCTCCATCTAGACTTAGCGGAGTTTTACCTGCGCGAAAAACTATCCCCTTCTAGGCACGACTACCTTCCGCCAAAGAAAATCCCAAAAGTCATTCACTATGCTTGGTTTGGACCAGCATCAATCCCTGAACCATGTCAACGGTGCATTGATTCTTGGCACAAAATTCACCCAGATTGGGAATTCAAGCTGTGGAATGAATCAAATTTTCCATTTGAACTTTATCCATACGCCCAAGAAGCGCTGCGAAAGAAATGCTGGGCCTTCGTTTCTGACGTAGCAAGACTTCATGCCTTATATAATTATGGCGGCGTATACCTAGACACTGACGTCAAAGTCATTAATGGCTTTGACGATTTACTTCATCTGGGCTGTTTTTTCTGCCTTGAAGCGCCAACCCAAATAGCAACATCCACAATTGGCGCCAAACAACATCATCCCTACATAAGATTACTTCTCGACTGGTACCGATTTATTCATTTGAGAAAAGCATATTCTTATGTTGCCAATGTTCGCTTCATCAGCAAGATCACAAGGATTTTCTACGGAATAAAACTCCACGGGCAACAACTCACGTTCGGCGATGATGTACACATATTCCCTAGAACGTATTTCTCGCCAGGAAGAGCTCATGGCAATTTTCAAATAACAGAAAAAACCTACGCAATTCACTTAGGTACAGGAATGTGGTGGTGATGTCCTCTCCGGCCCAAAGGAAGGAGAGGATATCAGGCGTTTCGCCCGAACTACTTACAATATCCTAGTCACATCATCAAGGCTTATTGAAACTGCCTCGGGCTCATATGCTAGCCACTCGTCGAAATACGTCCAGTCAACATGGTTCCCCCAATGTTTAATTACCGAGCCTTTAGGAATCCAGCCATAATCGTTAAATTCAATCGTTCCTCGACTTTGACTACTGTTCAACAATACTTCTCCAGAAGGCGCTACGATCTGAACCGTATGATTCCCATCGCCGTATGCATTTCTCCAAACAAACCTTTTTAAATAACAAAGCTTGTTGATAGTTTGCGGTGACGGGGGCTGTTTTCCTGTTCTAATTGACACCTCCGCCGATGTATTTGGTTGAAAAATATACATACCTTCTCCATTTGAAACCAACAATAATTTACTGGCAAACATCACCTTCCCCTATTATTGTTTTAGCATCTGAAACGTTGCCTCCTTCTCTGGCTGCTTCAGCAGCACTGCGGGCACTTCAGGCCATTGAACGCTGTGCGGGAACGGTTCCTGTAAGGTCACGTCACGCAATGCTTGCCGGTAGTTCTTGACTGCCTCCAAACCTTTCTCTGTCGCGGGATAGTCGGGCATCATGTAGAAATCCGACTCTTCAATCAGGTGGTCGCGACGAGAGCGAATTTGCGCCGCTTTCTCTTCTACGGTCGGCTCTGGTGTCGGCTGGTCTTCTTCCTCTGTATAGGCCACCCCGAACTGTGCCCAGAATTCAACCTTGCCTTCCTCGGGAGCTTCGCCGAAGCACACGCGATCTTGATTGAAGACCTCTTGTCGAACCTTCCATTCGGACTGGTAAGCAACACCCTTGTAAGTCCACGTCTTGAACATTTATCAGTCCCCAAACTTCGTAAAATTAGCGACGCCAAAGGTACCGTACCACGCAAGCGTCACAAGCCCCTTGGCAAGCGTCGGAGCCGAACCGCTCCACGACCAAGAGCTGCCGAGGCTGATCGTGGCCGAGCCAGCTAGCGCGACCACGGTAATCCATGCCTTGTTGGCAGATCCGTTGTTGACCGTGAGCGTGCCGCCACTGGCAAGGCTCATAGATCTCGCCGATGTGTCTGACACGGTGGTTGCCGCCACAACGGTCTCAGTCGTCGTGATCGTTCCCGCGTCACCAGTACCGGGGATGAGCTGAGGTTTCCCGCTAACACCGGTCCAGGGCACCACTTTAGCCGAGTTCGCCGTAGTAGCAGAGTCGGCCTTTGCCGCGCTGGCCGCCTTGGCGTTAATGCCCAAGTACGTAGAGGCGGCGCTGGCCTTCGTGAGGTACGGTGTCAGGTCGGGTGCGGGTGCCTCGGCCGCCGAAATCGCCCCAATGTTCTTTCGCGCCTGCGCCTGCTGGGTTGTCGTGAGCGTCTGAGCGTCATAAACGACAGCATGCGCATTCTGCGACGCATATTGCTGAGCGAGATCGCGCGCGACTTCTGCGGCCTTCTGCGCGTTAGCGGCTGAGGTAGCGCTAGACGCGGCGGCCTTTTGCGAGTTAGAAGCGTTCGTTGCAGAGGTTGACGCGGCAGAAGCAGACGAAGCAGCGGCCGAACTCGACGATGCGGCATTCGTCTCACTAGTCTTCGCGGCCGACGCACTGGATGCCGCCGCAGTTTTCGATGAGGCCGCGTTCGTCTCAGACGTCTTCGCATTAGTCTCAGAAGTCTTGGCTTTCGCTTCTGACGTCTTAGCCGCGCTTGCGCTCGTAGCCGCTGCGTTCTTAGCCGCAAGGGCATTAGTCTCCGACGCACTCGCATTCGTCTCCGAGGCCTTAGCCGCGTTCTGCGAAGCCTTGGCCGCAACCTCGCTCGCCTTCGAATTCGTCTCGCTAGTCTTGGCCGCCGCCGCGCTCGATGCCGCCGCGTTCTTCGAAGAGAGCGCAGAGGCTTCAGAGGCATCAGCCGCATCCGCACTAGCCTTCGCCTGCTGAGCGTAGTACTTCGATGAGTAGTCAACCTCCGTTCCGTCCGGGACGTTGCCTTCAGTCACCTTGCCGTCCATCTTAACCGCCCACGCCTGAGAGAGCGTAGAGTAGTCTGCAGACTCATTCGCAGACGACTGGGAAGCGGCGGCAGAGGTCGAGGCATTCTGTGCCTGCGCCTTCGTCTCGGCCAGTAGCTGACGCATCGTTGCCACATCGGCATCAGAGTCTACGACGGCCTCTTCGGCAATCGCCTTAGCTTCTTTAGCGATCTCTTTTGCTTCAAGCGCATCGGCAACGGCAGTTTCAGAGTTCGTCTTCGCGGTGTTCGCCGTGCTCGAAGCCGTGTTCGCCGTCTTTACAGCTTGATCGGACTTCGTGTTCGCAGAGTTCGCTGTACTCACGGCCTGAGCAGACTTCGTGTTCGCCGCATTCGCCGTACTCACAGCTTGAGACGCCTTCGCGTTGCTGTCCTTGATCGTCGCGTCCCATGAGTTGACAACGGTCTCAAGGCTGTTCACCTTGCCGCTAGCCGCATTGGCTGTAGAAAGCGCTTCAGACGCATTCTGCTGAGCCGTATTCGCCGTATTGAGCGCTTCGGTGGCTTTATTCAGCGCCTCGGTCGCGTCGGCCGTAGCATCGACCATGTAATCGCCCAAGTCATTGATCGCGTCCTCGGTCTGCGTCAGTACGGACTGACCGCTAATTGAACCCGTGGGCGTTTTGACGTAATGAAATTGAAATTCCTTTGATGCCATATTACTGGATCCTTAGTACCCTGCCGCGTACCAGTTGCCGCCGTTGAAGCGGCGGATGTTGTACGAAAAGGAGCTGCCGTCCACAACCTTCGCAATCGTGTAGCAGTCGTCAGGATGACCGCCGCCCGTCGCCGTTAGCTGAAGCGAAACGGAATCGGGATATTTGAACGGAGTGACAAATTTCGCGGTGCCCGAACCGCCGCCAATCGTCCCGTGCTGTTCGATGAAGCCAGACTTCCACTTTCTGTACCACGTCGAGCCCGATCGATGCGTTTCAACAACATAGTCTTCAGATGCCGAAGAGCTGATCGCATTTTTTACCCACGCCGTGTTAGCGACCTGCTGAGAGCTATCACCGGAGGCGGCAGTTGGCACCGTAGGGGTTCCCGTAAAGGTCGGCGAAGCAACTGGGGCCGCCCCGATGTTCTTTCGGGCCTGCGCCTGCTGATTCGCGTTGAGACTTTGAGGCGTGTGCTTGACGACATCCGCAACGGCCTCCTCAATCGCGTCATTCATGTCGCCTGAGCTCGTCACGCCGATATTGGTGCGCGCCTGAGCCTTCTGTTCATTGCTCAGGCTCTGCGCCTTGTCAAAAGCAACGAAGCCTTTGATGGCGTCTGCGAGTTGCTTGGCGACTTCTGAGGTGCTCTGAACGTCGATGTTTTTGCGCGCTCGCGCCTGATCAGAGGTTGTGAGAGACTGCGCCTTGTCATAGCGAACCTCGCCGACATCCTGATTCGACCAATAGGCAGAGTTTGCCTGGTCAGTCGGAGACTTGACCGTCGAAGACGGGCCATTGGCTTTGATGCAGCGGTACTTGACCGTCCCGACCAACACTTCGTTCCCGGGCTCATAATCCAAGGTGGCGCTATAGTTCATCAGGCCGCCCTGCTGGTACCAAACGAGGAACGACGAAAGCAAGTAGAGAACCGAATTGAAGTCGTCTCGCTTTGGAGGAATGCCGCCCTCACCGATCGGCAAGGAGTTCCATTTGCCCCACCCCTCTTCCTGCGATAGCCTACCTGTTCCTGCCTCAAGCGCCGTCACCGGAACTGCGCTCCTGTCACCGTCTTGGGCAATGGGGCACGAAAGTAAAGTTTGAGGATATTTGCTCATCTTTTCCATCCTAAATAAGACTTCTAATCTCAGCCCACGCAAACGCGACCAACCACGCCATCAATGCCAAACATCCTGTTGTAGCGGTTATCCACACGACAATACGGAAAATCCGAAACCCAATATTTAATTCGACGCCTGGTTCATTCTTCGTCATACAATTCACCATCTTGTTGATGACCACCGCCGTAGTGATCGCGGTTATAATCTTTCGCATAGTTCCCTTCTCCTTTTGTTCTTGAGGGACTAAAAAACCCCACAAGGTTGCAGCCCTGTGGGGTTTCGTTTCTTTTGGAATTGGCTCATGTGCCAATCGTTCGCCCAGGATTGAACACGCCTTGGTCAAAGGGAAGCAAGTCGCTTCCCTCAAAGCCAAAAATCTGCTCGTCTGGGTAAATGATCAAAAAATTCGTCAGCACGCCCGATGGACGGTTCAAAAGCCCATACACCTCAAGGATTTGCGCTTGCAAATCACTAATATTCCCAATGATGACAATCGAATTGATCGACATATTCTGGTAATCAACTACAAACACCTTGGTATCCGTCAACTGACTGAGCATGTTGTTCATCGTTGCGGCAGTTGCGTTCGAAAGATTGCACCTCGCACGATAAAACAACAGGAATCGGTAGTAGTCGTCATCAACCCGCGTGAAATCCGAGCCGACTTTCAGCAAGCGGCTGACGCCTACGCGCGTGCCCCACCAATCAAGGTAAACCCCCTTAGCCGTTCGCATGTCCGCAATCGTTTGCTGGAGGCTTTCGAGTAACTCTGTAGCATCGATCTTGTCCCTGAGCATCGATGCACTCTGCCTGATGCGCGTCGCGTGCGAGTACTGGGACTGAATAGCGTCCGTCGACATGTCGGCAAAGTCGGCCATGTTCTGAACGCAGTCAACGCTCAGGATGTCCTCCCACGTCTGTGTTTCTGCCATCATCAGCCCCCGAAAGCAAGCGTGATTGACTTTGCCGACAACGTCGGGCTTTTGTTCGCAGGCACGTCAACGCTAGAGGACTGTTGGCCCCCAGCGATGCCGATGACGATTTCTTTGATTGGGGCGTCCGTCACGTCCTGAATGCACTTATAGAATCGGCTTGCGTAAACCGTCGTAGCGAGCTTCACTCTGGCGTTTTTGAGCTCCCCAAGGAAGTCAGAGATGATCGCTGCTTTGACATTGGCTTGCGTCACAGCGTCCATGTCGTCGCTGAAGAACGTCACCTTGGCGGTAAAGTCCACCGCCGTCGGTCGGACGATGTTATAGACATAAGACGCGTTGAAATGCTCGGTGTCAATGAACGCAACCTGAGTGTCGCCCACCGTCCCGCACCCCGCGCTCTTGCGCTCAAAGATCGTGCGGGCAATATCGTCATCATCCCCGCCGACAATGCAGACCGCCACGCTGTGACCCTTGATCGATATCCCGTACTGAGTTTGGGTTTCGTTCGTATAGTTTTCCAAGACCACACAGTCGAGAACGCCTTCAAGTGCGGACAAATTGGACTGCATGTTCTCAACCGTCCCGTTCGCATTGATCGCATAGCTCTGCTTCATGCGATTGAGTAGCTCGCCGTCCGGCTCCTCGTCTCGCCCGGTGTTCCCCGCGGCAGCGTTCGTCACCGAATCCCACCCCGCGATCACCGTCACGATCTGCGTCACGGTCTTTGCGCCGATCTCAATGGCACCGTGCTCAACGCAGGAAAACTGAGTGTCGACGCTGCCGGAATCCGGGATCATCACCCCGCCAGCCACGGCGTGTCGGAGCTGATTGCCCTGCGTATCCTGCACAATCGCGCCGTAAGGAATGGCAGTGCCTTTCAAACCAGTACATGTACAGACGACGACCGTCGGCTCCGAAATCTTGCGTGTGAGCCCATAGAGCGCGGCTAGGGCATCGAGGAAAACACCCGTTGCGGTCTTCGGATTGAGCTGGTTCGCAAGGAAAGCCACCTCACGATTTTTAGCCGCAACTTCAGTCGTCACCAAGTCCACGACCTGGCCCATGGGCGATGCCGAATCCACGTTTAGGAGCGGGTCGGAGTCACTGACTTTAAAGGCCTCCTGAAAGCCCGAGGCAACGTCGTCTCGCACCTCCTTAACGGTCGGGACGACCACCCCAGTATCCGCGTTAAATTCTAGCTGTGCCATAACTGCCGCCCTCTGTTGTTACCTGTACCTCAGCGCTCAAAACACGTGTTGTTGTATCAAGCGCCTTTAGCTGAACCGACTCAACCGTAAGCACGCCTGGCACACTCAATGCCGCCGAACGCAAATCTTCCGTTGTAATGGCTTCCTGTATCGGCTGAGCGATTTGGTCCGAAAACCAATTGATCCCTTGATCCCACCGAAAGACGGCATCGTGGTAGAAAAGCCGCCCCTCGTTGCAGATGTTTTGAACGATTGCAGGAGTTCCGCGAACCATCGCGACATTCCCGTTCCCGTCAAGCTGTAAGTCCCACCCTGACGAAAGCTCTGCTGTGTAGGCTGTATGCGTCATGTGCAAACCTTTAAAGAAAATTGTTTAGGTTACTTCGGCGCACTCGTGATGCCGTCTGAGCATGTATGAACATGACCCTTCAGACTGATTCCATCTGCCACAACATCACCTGAGACCGTAGCCCCGCCGCCGCCCGATACCGCAAGACCACCCGAGCCTGTGATTTTTCCATCAACCTTCAGCGTGCCCGTGATGTGGGTCTCGGGGGTGTCGATCTTGCAATTGGAGCTCGCATTGATCGTCGCCGTAGCCGTGTTGACGGTGCACGATGATTTCGCGTTGATCGTCTCCACGTTCGTATTGATCGTCACGGTTTTCGGTGCCGTAATTGTTATGTCCCCAGTGTCTTCGACCCTGACGAAAGTTGTCGGAGTCTGCCCCCAGAAACCGCCCAAGTAGAACCCGTCGCTCATGTCGTAGCATCGGAAGCTACCCGGTTGAACAGCTTCGCTCCCGCCCGTGAGCGTGGATACGTCTTGCTGTGCGAAGACAGCCAAACCAACGTCCCCAGGCTTCGGATCACAAATCAGTGCGGCCGTGCCGTGCTGAAGGCGAAACCATCTGAGCTTAGGAATTGAGACAGGCTCGAGCGCCTTGCCGGACGCACTTCGCATCTTGACTAGCGGCGTCGCGCTCAGGTATCCAGCGCCCGCGCCATCACCGGGACGCGTGATCGTGTCCACTCGCACGGGAATCGCGGTATTGACCATGCCCTTGATGACCGAGCGAATCAGAAAATCCAGGACGTTGATTTGTGAGCCCGATGTAAACGCGTTCTGCGGCTGTGCGTACTCTGACATCTCATTCTCCTAACCACATGCCATCAAAGGACGTTTCCCAAGAACTCGCCCCAGGGTTGTGCGCGCTCAAAGAATGTTGAAGCTGAGTGATCTTCCATACGCCAGAAGCATGAGGGACGATCGTCTGCACACTCACCGCCGCCGCCACTCGTAGCTCTGGACGGAAAAACGTCCTGCACTGGATGCCCGTGTTCGTAAAGGTCGGATACCCAATCATCCCTGTGTCAGCAGAGACAACGGGCACGCCGCCTTCTGCACGCCTTACGCCGTCCTTCGGCACAACGATCGTCTTGTCGTCATCAAAGATGATGTCCGCGCCTGCGGCATTCGCAACCGTTTTCATCTTTGTGATCGGGTCTCCGTAGACCGTCATGTCAGAAACCGTTGCCTGCACACCGTCGTTTTGATACTCGAACCCCGCCTGCGCACTCTGAGACTTGATAAAGTCCCCGACGTCCTGAGACCCCTGCACGCTCACAGTCGACGCGGGCTCGAGGAGCGGGTATGCGCCAACCTGCGCTTCTATCTTGAGCACGGGGCTCGAACCGTTGAGATCGGCGTATGCAACCGTGACGCACCCGCGAAAAATCACAGGCAACTCCTGCCCCTGCTCACCGGCCGCGATCTCTATCGCATTCCACCTACGACCGAGAGGCTTGAAGGCGAGTGTCGTCAATTGCCCCATGGTGTCGAGCGACAGGCCGTAAATCTCAACCTGCGCCGTCGCGAAATCCACGCCCCCCGTCTTTGAGATTGCTACATTCGTGGCAAAGCCTTGGAAGGTGTGCTGGTTGTTCACACCGCTCTTGTCAAGAGTGATTGTTACTCGGATGTCCTTTAAGCTGTAAGTGCTCGCCATTCTTCTTCCGTCGCGTAGTTGAGCGTAAAGCGGTCGCCCAGTGCATCGTATTGAGGCGATGCGGATTTTCCACCGCTGTCAAGAAAGAAAAGCCTGCCTGCGAAATCAGGCGTATTCCACACGGGGATAGGCGACATCGTGCGGCACACGTGGCTGTCGCAAATCTTGACCTCATCAGCCGTTAGCGTGAGATACAAAAAGCCGCCCATCTGCCGCAGATTTATAACGCAGTTTTGCCCATCAAGGACGATGGAAAACTCCTGATTAGGAAGCGTCTGCAGTGGTATGCGTATCATCATCTTCCTCCCGAAAAGAGATCGGCAACGAGGCCCCCTTGCGCCTGCCCCGTCTGCACCTTGTTCGCTGCATTGGCGCTCTTGGGTGCCCACGCAACAGACGCCCCGCCGACCTTTGCCGATTGCACCTCTCGGAAATCAACATGGATTTCAAGCGCGTTAGCTCCGTTCGTTGCCGAGCGTGTATAGCCGTACGACACGACAGCCATGCGGCTATACACCTTAGAGGGCGTTAGGATGCGAAAGAGCTGCACACCGCACCGGTAGGACTCGAGCCTGGAAACGGCTTCCTGCTGTGCCTGATAGTCGCCAGAGAAAAGGAGGCTGACTGAACACTCGGACGGCTGAGGCACTTTGTCATAAGCGTATAACGACCCGTTTTCCTGCGGCTCCGTCGGAACATTGGCTGTCGAGTTGTCCTCGAATCCATCAAGTGCCGTGTAGCCGCAGAACGGCCGCGCATTCTCGTCAACGATTGCCCAAACTTCGGCCATTATTTCCTCACTTTGAAATTACGCCAGACTGCGCTGCCACAAGCATGCGATTTCGACGGCTCAACGCATTGTCCATCGCGCCGCCAACGGCCTGCCCGACGGCCTCAGGATTGCCATTCGTCTGAATGTTGTTTGTCACCTGAATCTGCATGTCGTTCGTCACGCCCGGGCCTGCGCTTGCAGACTTAGCCGCCGCAAAGCTCCCGACAGTTGCCTGCATAGGCGTCTCACTGAAGAAGCCCGAAAGCGCATCACCTAAGCGAGCGAGCGTGTCGGAAGAGCTTTCCTGCGATGGCATGCCGGCGTAGGCAACCGGAGCATCGTACTTGATACGAACGATCTTCGGA